AACATTTTGAAGATATTTTTAGCTTGTATTCTTGTATTTTTCCACTCATCCCTTTCATCAATCTCAACTTCCTCACCCTTACCATATCCACCACCTCCCCAACGAGTTTTCTTTTGACTCATTGGTGTAATTCCACCTTTCTTTTTCTTTTCGTCTTCTTTTTTTCTATCCCTATAAGCACTTGCTTCTGTTTCAACTTCTTCTTTCAACCCCTTTGGTATTTCGTTCTTTGGAGTTGTTTCCCATCCTTGTACTTTTTCATCGGCTGTAGCATTTTTTGCTTTCTTTTGTTTTCCACCAAACTCATCTACTTGCATACCTTTCCATCTTTTATTTTTATTTTTTTGTACGGAATCGGCTCTAAAATATGTTCTATCGCCATTCGAAAACTCTTGATGATAAACTACTCCCACTTCCCACTTTTCATCAATCTTGATTTCGCTAAGAAATTTACTAAATGTTTTTTTATCCATGTCTCCCTCGTTTTTTTCCTTGAGAATTAATGCATCGTTTTTCCAATCAGTTTCTAAGAAAGACAAAAACGATTCTTGCAACTGTTCATCCGTTCCTTGAAATTTGTGTTCCTTAATTAACCAAAGTGCAGCAGCATAAGATGCGAGTCGTGACTTACCAAACGGGACCTTTTCCATCAATCTCTTGAGTTTCCAAACCAATCGATGCATCATCGTATAGGCTTCTTTTTCTTCAACGGTCTTTAATGTTCTTTTCTTCTTGAGTATTTTTCCATTATCATCTACAATACCTAATTTAAATGCCTCGGACTTTTCCCAGGGTGTAGTAAGTATTCGCAAAAACTTATATATGAAATATAAGTTCAAACCTCCGCCAATAAGTCCCTCTTTTAACTGTGTCATTTAAACCTTTATTGTTCTTAATCTGGTAACTATTCCATCATCCAATTTAATGTCTGTTGCTAGTATAGTCTTCCCTCTAATCGATTCTATTTTGTCTGGCATTCTATCCAAAAAAATTAGAAAAGTTTTTAACATCGGCCAAAATTGTTCTTCAATTTTGTAAAATAATATTCGCGTTCCCGCCAGTGCTGGAAAAACATTATAAAATACAATAAGATGGTTAAGAATTAATCTTTCTTTTAGTTGGCCATCGTTTTTATAGATATTAAAAAGTCTCTTAATATATTTGATCTTTTTCAAATCATCATGAAACTCTTCAACATCCGTACATTGCATATTATTATATTCCCTCATAGCAAACATAAGGAAATTATCTTCAGTCAGATCATCAAATTTCATTTTTCTTCATCAGGCCCAGGTCCATGATTTTCATCTGGGGGTAAGTTAATTTCATCTTCTAAATCAACTTTCGGGTCAATCCTGTCCAAGAAACTTCCTATTGTCTGCAAGGCTCCTGCTACCATTGCTAATTGTCGAATGGTTGCTTCACGATCTACATTAAGTGCTTGCAACCGTTCATTTAACATGGCACGGTCTTTTTCTAGTTTCTCACGTTCTGCATGAAATTCATCTGCTGTAACTACATCACTCATAATATACTCCAATCAAAAGAAAGAGTAGGCCAAAGACCTACTCTTAAATTTACATAAAATTATGCGATAGTTGGACCGGCACCAGGTGTTCCTGGTCCCCCATGTCCAATTAATTGCCATCCAGATGCACCAATCCACATCAGAATTGCTGAATCACCAGCATCAGCGAATGCAAGAGTTGTTCCATCATTCATAGTTGCTGGTGTAAGTGTTGCTGTTCCACCATCGGTAATGAATACGATGATTTTAATTTGACCCTGAGTACCATCAGCCAATGTTAGTGCAATTGCGGCACTAGAAGCTACTGTGGTCAGAGTGGTTGTAATACTCACAGCACCTGCAGCAGTCAATGCTTGGGGTGTATCTGAGAAACCAATCCATCCAGGAATCTTGTTAAACACATTTGCGTTTGTGATTTTCTTGTTAGTGGGACTTCCACTTGGATCATCGACAACGTGAAAAAGGTCATCTACGCTCAATGCAGTAGATGCATTAAGAGCGGTAATTTTCTTATCGGCCATATTTTTCTCCTACGGCTATGTGGCGGGACTCGCCACCGTTAAGGAATGTACGCTAAAACTCCGTATTCTACGAAAGGGAATGTTCTAGACGTATCTCCTGTAAAAATCTATTAGGATACTTCTCCTAATAGTGTACCAAAATTGTGTTGCCTCATTAATTCTCTAAGGTCTTCATCAGTGAGGTCTTTATTCTGAATTTCATCCCAAATCTCTGCAGCATCTCTTCGTTGTAAGCGAAGTTCTTCAAGACGTTTTATAATTGTAGACTCTTTTTGGGCCTCCGGCTTTGGGGCAGGAGGCGTCAAAACTTCTACTTCTACTACTTCTTCAACTAGAGGTTGGTCTTCAAGCAACTCTTGCACTTCCCAAAGTAGCTGTTTTTTACTATGTCGCCTGTCCAACTCTACACCTAACTCTTTACGAGCATATGCTTCAAGTTGTTTTTTGGACATTTTTCCCAAATCAGCCATCATATTCTCCAATCAATTAATTATTATGCTGCTACTGTATATGTAATTGCAGTCAAACCTGAAAGTACTAATGATGCTGCCTGTGCAGTACCACCTCGTACTGTATCAGAAATTGTTCCACTATTGAGTGCAACATTTGATCCACCTATTGTCAGAATATCGGTTACAGAGAAGGCTAAACTTGTAGCTCTAAATCGTTTCCTGTTTGCAGTTGAACCAGTTGCAGTATAGGTAAGTGTATAGTTACCCTGACCAGCACTAGACTGATTACCATTAGCAATCACAAGTTGTGGTGATCCAGCAACAGTAATGCCCTCATCCCATGTAATTTCAACCGCCATTACCCCTCCGCTAACGACAGCGGTCAGATCAGTAGTTGCAGTTGTCCCTATAACAAATCTCATATTTGTAACGGTTGGTGCTCTCAAACCAGTAGTATCTGTTGCACCAGCTAGTCCACCAATTGCAACTAAAACTTCTAGATCTGCACTTGCGTTATCATTTCCTGTAGCTGCCCCATTCTGCATTACCCATCCAGCTTGTGTAGCATAGCTATCTGCTCTAGAATAATCTGAATTCTCATCTGTGGTCAAAAACTTGGGTTTGTTTGTTGCCGATGCATGAGCTGTTCCCCATAAAGGCATGTTATTCTCCTATTAAAAAGTTGTTATTATAGTATATTTAGTTTAAACCATGTTTCGTTAAATCCGTAAGGTCATAATAATGCATGATTTCTTCTTCGCTTTCTCGTAGTGCGTCCTTCGCACCTTGTAATTTCTGTTGAACATCTGGAAGATATTTAAATTTTTCCATTATTTTATCAATCTGCATTAACCGTTCTTTAACCAATTCTAATTTTGGTTCATATTTTTGGGTTGTCATCCGTTTGCACTCCTTGCATGAATAGACCTCTTGGTTTATGAGTAGATATGGCCTTGCCAACTAAATCAACAAGCGGATTCACTTCTGGTTCTACCGTTTCATCATTTTCAATCTGTACTTCCGGCTTTTCTTCATCGTCTTTTTCTGTTGGTTTTACATTTACAATATTATGAACTATATTTGCAACATTTCTCATTTTTTCTGACTCTGATTTAGTATCAAAGTAATCGTCATTTTTTTCCATTATAACATATCTCCGCCTTGGATTTCTATTTCTGCACGGTATTCGTTTGCAAACTCAACAGCAACCGACTTCCGCAGTTCTTTTGGGAACATGGTTTTTACATCTCCCCCATAAGCTTTTACATATTTTTTGGCACCATTATCAACCAAATACATCCATAGTTTCGGTGCTTTGAGGTGATCGTACGTACCTTTTTTCATTTTTCGTTGAATATTCTTAATGATAGGAACTATTTGTTGTCTGTATAAATCCCTATCATTTTCTATAGATAGTTTCAACTCGACAGCCGCTTCACGGTCATAAGATTCATTCATTTTATTTCGAATTCCTTTGATCTTATCATATGCAGACTCAATTCCTTCTCCGACAACCTTCGGAACCTTTTTACCTTTGAAGGATTTCTTCAATGCATCTTCAGCTTTCTTTACTTCTTTTTTCTTAACAGTAACTTCTTTATCTGAAATCTCAGATGCAATAATACCCACATCATCCAGTGCCATTACAATTTGGAGTTCTACGGTTTCTCCGAGTTCAACTTCTTCTTTTCTGATTTTATCAAAATATGGCATAATGTTCTTATACATCCAATCATTGTCTTTGGCTGAAGTACCACCTTGTTTTTTATTCCGTTTCAAAATTTCTTCAACCTTTTTTACTTCGGCTGGAGTACCAAATGCTTTTGCAAGAAGAAGATAATTTTCAGAGTGGTAGTTCTTATCCTCATTCTTATCATACTCTTTTCTGAGTTTTTTGAGATTAACCGCTTCCTCAATCTCAACTTCTTCTTTCAAAACAAAGTTTTTAACAACATCTTTATGAACCACTCCACCACGTTTCATATAATCTTTAAGTAGTGACACCACCCATTTCTGATCTTTTCGTGATAATTTCTTTA